TTCTAGCATTCTTTGTGTTTGTTGGAATCTTTGTAATTCCGGAAATTGACGCAACCTATATAACACCAAAGATGAAAGAATCAGGGCTCCAAATGGAAGTTCAGTGTCATGATGACCCTAAGAATTGTTGGATTCAGCAAAGGAAAAATAAATGAACGAATGGCAGTTTAGCAATCAGTTTTTTGTTGAAGGTCGTGAGTATTACGACCAGGGTGGATCTGTAAACGATTGTCCTTATGATTACCTAGATGTAGATCAAGAAAACGAGAGGTTAGTCCAATCCGAGCTCTATCGCCAACAAGAGTGGCTAGCTGGATTTCATTTTGCTCATAAAGAGTCTCTCCTCGAGAAAAAAACTGCTTGACTTTTTTAAAATAACGAGCTATACTATGTATATAATGAAGGTTGTGATGGAGAAGTTAAATGTCGCATAATGTTGAAACTATGGCTTACGCTGGTGCTGTTCCGTGGCATGGCCTTGGCGTTAATGTTCCCGCTGACTTGACTCCCGAGCAGATGCTCGAGGCTGCTGGTCTTAATTGGGAAGTTCAGAAGTTCCCGTCTTTTGCTATTCTCGACGAGAACGATCCGGACTCGGTTATCGAGACTGGCCAGTCTGCTCTTGTTCGTCTTTCAGACAAGAAGATGCTTGACGTGGTTTCTGATGACTGGAACCCTGTTCAGAACGCCGAAGCATTCGAATTCTTTAACGAATTTGTGATGGCTGGTGATATGGAAATGCATACCGCTGGATCTTTGCGTGACGGACAGATTGTTTGGGGTCTCGCAAAGATTAAGGAATCTTTCGAGTTGTTTAGAGGAGATCAGATTGATTCTTACCTTCTATTTTCTAATTTCCACAAGTATGGTTTCTCTACTGACGTTCGGTTCACTCCGATCCGAGTCGTCTGCAATAACACTCTTACGCTCTCGCTAAATTCTAAGGTTGAGCGTATGGTGAAAATCTCTCACCGTAAACAGTTTGATGCTGCTAACGTGAAGGATATGCTCGGTATTGCTACTGATAAGCTGGACAAGTATAAGGAGATGGCTCAGTTCCTTGGTTCGAAGATGGCCAAGCATGAGTCTATCGTCGAATACTTCGAGCGTATCTTCCCTCTTGCTTCTGCTACTGCAGAAGATAAGGCAGAAGGTAAGCGTTCTAAGAATGCCGATCTTGCTCTTGGTATTCTGAATACTCAGCCTGGTGCTGAGTATGCTGAGGGATCTTGGTGGCAACCGTTCAATGCTGTTACCTATATGACTGACCATCTGGTTGGTCGTTCTCCTGATACTCGTCTCCAGTCTGCTTGGTATGGTTATAACAAGGGTCTTAAGACTAAGGCTCTGGAACTGGCTGTTGAAATGGCTGAAGCTGCTTAAGGAGAAACACAATGGCTCGTCGCCCTGCTCTTATTAAACGTAAGCCGAAGGTTATTCGTGTTACGAAGTCGGAGGCATATATTGTAAATAAGAAGCATCTGGGAGACGAGCCTATATTCACCAAGCCTCTAACAAGAATTGAATACGCTACTGCTCTGAATTGGTATAACTATATGTGCACCAATTCAGAAGCCAAAGAATATATCATTACGTATCTTAAAAATCTTGGTCGAGTTGTAGATGCGAAGAAGATTAAGTCCGTTCCGGACAATCTCATTCCAACGACTGTTGCTTGGTTATGCCGTATGCTTTCCAAGGGTTATAAATTACCCACGGATGTTACTGGATACATTGAAGAACGTATCAAAGAATCATATAAATATGTTCAAGAGGTAAAAGAAGAAAATCCAAAAAACGTTATTTCTATTCAAGATAGAATTAAAGATCGTGCAAGTTTCATTTTAGGCGAGATTGAGGGATTGATAGACGATTACATCTACAACAATGTAGAATTTTCATTATACGAGTGGTTACAGGCGAATAGTATTCCTGCCACTTACGCTACCTCTATCGTATCTAAATTTTCTCCCGTTCTTGATGAGTTATTAGAAACATATGAGGGAAATTGTGAGCAGCTCAAAGAAGGGTATCGTCATCTTAAGAAGACGGAAATCAAGAAGCTCATTGAGTTTTATAACACACTCATCGAAGACGCAGAGAGATATTCTTCGAATACGAAAAAAGTTAGGACTGCTCGTAAACCAAGAACGGTCTCGGTCGAAAAAAAGATCAAGAATCTCAAGTATCAAAAGGAAGATCAAACTTACAAAATTGCTTCTGTTAGTCCAGAAAGAATTATTGGTGCGCAGGAATTGTGGACCTTCAATACAAAATATAAAAATATCACGGTATTCCGTGCGATCGATCGGGGTGGGTTACAAATTAAAGGTAGTAGCATTACAAACTTTGATGAATCTAGTTCTATTACGAGATCTCTTGGACGAAAAGATCCCAACGAATTTGTCAAACGCATACTTGAGGGCGGAAAACTTGTTCTCCGCAAAGTCCTTGATGATCTCAAGACAGAGAAGCCTCTTGCGTATCGTATCAATGAAAACACTATCCTCTTGAGGGTTGTATCATGAATGATATTGAAGAAGATAAAATCTATGACTTAATTGTTGTAGCAAGGTTCCTATTATGGTACCAGAAAGAAAATCCTGGTGACATATGGGGAGGAGAAAGTATTGAAGACGTAATTCATTCTTTCTCCAGTTTAACTGGATTCGATGTTGCTTTATTACAGAATATCGCATCCTCAGACAAATAAAGGAAAATAAGATGAATAAACTTATCTTATCAACCGTTGCTGCCATGCTTATGGGTGGTAGTGCTATTGCTGGCGATGTTATTGCACCGCCGATCACAAAGTATGTTGAGGCTCCTTTGCCTCCCAAGCGTCCTACTAATTTCGGCAAGCTCGATTATCAGAAGGTTGCTCAGAAGGTACAGGAAGTTACCACAAGGAAGTAAACTATGAAGAATATTATGATTGCTGTGGCAATTTCTTCAATGTTATCTGGGTCTGCTCTTGCAGCAGACCTGGAATTGAAGTGCTACGAGAATAAAGAATTTATGAAGATTATCGATGATATGGATCTAGTTACCATTTATAATGGTTTCAAGACGCCAGAAAAGATTAACGATATTCTTATGACTAAAGATCGTCGTATAATTACTGTAGAATATGATAAGGTGGCTGATGGTAATTCTCTTGCTGCTACACAGTATTGCATTACAGGAATTCTTAATAAAGTAACATTTAACGATTCTACTGTAGAGTTTTTGTATAATGTTTTGGAAAAAGTAAGAGGACAGAAGACATGAGCGATCTTCTAGGGTTACAATCTGCTCTACCAAAGAGTAAGAATCCAATTGTAGATATTCGCATGGTAATGTTTCCTAAGATGATGGTTCATCCTCAGACTAAGGAAATGGTTATGGTTCCAATGCAAGATCTTCAGTATAAACGACAGGGATCTAATGAATGGTTCTCTGTTGCTATTCACGAAACTGAAAAACACGATTTTAATCCGGAGGTCAAGAATGAAGAAGTATCTACTAGTAATCCTAGCGGGGTTATCCTTTCTTAGTTTGGTGGGTTGCAGTACCATCGCAACGCTCGGGGAATGCGCAGTTCGGGACCGTACTAATAAACCGTGCCAGTGAAGATTCACGAGGTGTTGCTGGTCCTATGACTGAAGAATTCGAAAATGAAATACAATAAATAGAATTGCCGAGGTCGTTGAGAGACGAAGTATAGGTTTCTTGGACGTGGGTGCGATTCCCACCGCCTCCACCATAAACAGAGGAACAGGACGCTGGCTCTATGAAGTGAGATATCGGATTGATCGCCGAGAAGGCATGGAGAGTCCTCTGTTTATGATGGGGGCGAACAGGTTCGACAGGTTACAGTAAGGTCGTTTTGAGATCAAGGTAATTATAAATGGCGCAAACGATAATGCTCCATTTGAAGGTTACGCTCTAGCAGCGTAAGTTCATTGGGTTTTGCAAGTCTTACCTCGAAACAGAAAAGACTTGCTTTTTTGTGTTTCGAGGTTATAATATGAAGATGGTCCCGTAGCTCAGCTGGATAGAGCAACAGACTTCTAATCTGTGGGTCAGACGTTCGAATCGTCTCGGGATCGCCATTTCTAAGGAGAACTAAAATGTCAAGACATAATCACTGGTTTTGGAATAGTTCTTTCGTTAATGTTGTCCATCAAAAACTACTAGATCTAACTTCATATATCTGGAAAAAGCAGAACCACAACCACTGAGGATTATATAATGAAGAATGTTTTGATCGCTGCTATTGTTCTGTTCTCTACATCCGCAATGGCAGATTATAATGTTGTGATCAGTAAACGTCACCAGACTATGAGTATTTACGAGAATGGTCAACTCATGGATGTCTGGCCAGTCTCTACTGCCAGGAAAGGTTATTATACTCCAACAGGTTCTTATAGACCTTATGCTTACCAACTAATGCATTATTCTAAGAAGTACGACAATGCGCCTATGCCACATTCGATATTTTTTACAGGTGGTTATGCTATTCACGCTACTCCTCATATCGGCAATCTTGGTCGCCCTGCCTCCCATGGGTGCGTACGCCTTCATCCAACACATGCTTCAGAACTTTATACAATGACGAAAGGTGAGCCTACTACTATTACAATCAAGGATTAAACTCATGAAAAATTCCCGTTCGCCTTCGCTTTCACAGGTTTATATGTTAAAAACAGCCTTTGAATATGAATTAAACAATGTGTTAGCGTTTCAGGATAGACAGGAATTTTTCAGAGTTATAAACTATCTTAATGGAAGACTAGATGAATTGAAGAAAGAAGAGAAAGAATGCTTAAGAATTCAATCTTCGTAGAAGAAGTTGAAAAACTCTGTAAAGATAAAAATATAGAATATATCGATGCTATAGTTTTTTGGTGTGAGAAAAATAATCTTGAGGTAGAAACTGCTGCTTATTGGATTAAGAAAGATCCAGCAATGAAATCAAAAATACAAGCAGAAGCAGAAAATCTCAATATATTGAAACGTGGAGCAAGGTTACCAATATAAATATTCTGTTAAAGAAAAAAGGAGGCTATCTATGCAGATAGAAACTATAGGTCGCCCAGATCATGTTTCTTTGCCTATTGTAAAAAAAGCAGCTAACTTTTACGCAGAATATCTCCTAAACTCTACAAGAATATTTAATAACGTTCATCTTACTATAGAATTTCAAATTTTTGATAAAGGTTCTGATGAATATGGTTGTTGCGATTATATAGAAGAAAATTATAGTCCTAAATTTTTTCAAATAACATTAGAAAAACGACTGAGTAAAAAAGAATCGTTACTCGCTTTAGCTCATGAGATGGTTCATTTAAAACAATATGCTAAAGGCGAGATGAAAGATATGAGAAGACCAGCCCATATTGTCAAATGGTTGGGTGAAAAATATGAAATCAACGAAATTGACTATTGGGAACAGCCTTGGGAAATAGAGGCGTATGGTCGTGAAAAAGGTTTGTATTTGAAGTTCATGAATATTCTTAGAGAAGAGGAACTTGGTTTTATATAATGTCTAGTTATGAAACGTATAAAGAATACGTCGCTCTTAAGAGCCATTTCAATAAACATGACTATGACTACATCAAGTATGGTGGTAAAATAGGAATATCGCCAGCTTCTTATGAAAAACGTAAAGATAAGATATTTTTTGAGAAGCTGACAAAGAAAGAAAACATACACGACTTTCTTGTTGCAAACTTATCAAAAGATAGGAAGCTGTGGGCAAAGCCACTAGCATATGACGAAACATCTGATAAGAATTATCTAGAGTGGAAAAAGAGAAAACAATCTCTTTCTTATGTGTTCAAGAATGATCTTAACAAGTTAGATCCTAAGTTCAATAAAAACCTTGCTTGTAAAGAAGGTCATCCTACTCTTTTCAAACTATATTTGGGTGGTGAAATCTGTTTAGAAACTATCTGTATCATTTTACAGTTAACAGATGCCATTCAATACTGGGATTCTCAAATGGAATACGATCCTGTTTGGGATGAATATAAAATGAAGATCGTAAAATATACTCCTTTTATAGAATATGATAAAAGCAAGTTCAAGAAAATACTGCTTGACTTCTTTAGTGAATAGGAGTATACTAAATAATGTTGGGTGATACAAATGCCCTTCATACACTGTTATACATTGTCATACAAATATATGGAGAATATACATGGTAGATTTTAAAGCACTCAAAGCATCTTCTGGTAAGAAGTCCCTAGAAACCCTCACTTCAGAACTCAATAAGGTATCAGGCGGAGAAGGTAAAACTTCTGATGACCGTTTCTGGACACCGACTGTAGATAAGGCTGGTAACGGATACGCTGTTATTCGATTCCTTCCTGCTCCTTCTGAAGAAGATATTCCTTTTGTTCGTTTGTTCGATCATGGTTTTCAGGGTCCAGGTGGCTGGTATATTGAAAACTCTCTTACAACTCTAGGTAAGAGCGATCCAGTTTCAGAATACAATTCTAAGCTCTGGAACTCTGGCATTGAAGCAAACAAGGATATTGCTCGTAAGCAGAAGCGTCGCCTTCATTTTATCAGTAATGTCTATGTCGTTTCTGATCAGGGTAATCCTGCTAATGAAGGTAAGGTTTTCCTCTTCAAGTATGGTAAGAAGATCTTTGATAAGCTGAAGGAAGCAATGGAGCCTCAGTTCGCTGATGAAGAGGCAATTAATCCTTTTGATCTTTGGGCTGGCGCTAATTTCAAGCTGAAGATCCGTCAGGTCGAAGGTTATCGTAACTATGATAAGTCTGAGTTTGATAAGCCAGGTCCGCTCCTTAAGGATGATGAGAAGCTAGAGCAGGTTTGGAAGTCAGAATATTCTTTGAAGGCATTTCTTGATCCTTCTAACTTCAAGTCTGAAGACGAGCTACGTTCTCGATTGGCAAAGGTTCTTGGAGAACCTGCCGCTGCTGCTCGAGCGGCTGCAAAGGTTGAGGAAGAAGCTCCTTGGCAGGATGAAGATGCTGCGCCGAAGTTTAAAGCAACTCATGCCTCTAGTTATTCTAGTGATGATGACGATGACGATGAGTCGTTGGAATTCTTTAAAAAACTAGCTGATGAATAATTGAAGGGGAGCTACTAGCTCCCCTTTTTTTTATTATCCAATTTGATTCATATTGTATTTTACTTTTTTAGATTCTTGACCCCAGTTCCATCCACCTATATTTGCTGCCCACGATGGCCAACCAAGATCTTGGTCGTTATTATAAGAAGCAAACATTTGTTTGCCTATATTTTGAGACGCTTGACCTATCATAGCAGACATATCTGATGATTTTCCTTCAGCAAAGTTTTGTTCCATAGTTGCTTGCGATTCAACTGCAGCCTGATTAATTGTTTTTGCTGTTGTCGAAGAAGAAGCAAACGTTTGTGGCATGCTTTGTGAAGAACCTAGAGCGTTTAATAATCCTCCAAGAAGAGGCATTGCTGTGCCCAACATACCTCCAACATTTCCCATACCTCCCATCATTCCCATAATTGCGTTTGGATTAACTCCAGTTTCAGTTGGCATAGCAGAAGGAACAGAAGTAGGAGTAGTAGCTTCTGGTGTTGACATAGATGATGTTTGTGTAGGCTCTGGACTTGGTGAAGGTGTTGACGGTGTAGTCATTCCTGTTGTTGGAGTTGGTGCAGATATCGGTGTTGATTGTTGTTGTATTGCTTCTGCAGAACCATGTTTTTCTGTAGTAGGTTCTGTTCCTGATGAACCACCAATATATGAATGTCCGCCTTTAATACCTTTACCACCTATCTGTGCATGAATATGATTATAATGGTTTCTGGCTTTCCAAAGAACTGTATATCCAGCTGCTTGAATCTGTTGTGCTAATTTATCAAATTTTGCACTCCATACAGGATCATTTGCTTCTACTCCAACTCCTGGAGCATTAATATCAATTGCCATACCATCGTTGTGCGCTGAGTTTCTACCATGAGCTCCAGGATGAACACCACCAAAAGCAGGATGTTCAGAAGGTTTTATCCCCATTTTCTCTAGAGCATGACCAAGAGCGACAATATCTCCAGATGGTAAAGAACCACTTTCTTTGGTTGCGTCTTTCATACCTTCGCTGATAG